GGAAGCGTCCGCCCTGTTCGAGGGGCGGGAAAAGCAGTAGGACAGGAGGGGGTAATGAAGGTCGAAAAAAAGTGCACGCCTGCGGCGGGCGAGAAGCAGAACGAGTTCGTCGGCCGGTGCATGAGCGAGATCAGCGACACGAAACCGGACTGGTCCCAGGACAAGAAGCTGGCCGCCTGCTTCAGCCAGTGGCGGGAGGCCAAGAAGGCGGAGCTCTTCGTGGCGGTCCGGAAGGGCGCGGCGAAGGTCAAGGCGCTCGTGGAGGCCTACCAGGCCATGGAGACCACCGACGGCAGGGTGGCGAAGGCGATCACCTCCACGGAGGTGGCCCACGCCCATCCGTTTGAGGTGGACGCGGAGGGCAACGGCAGGACGACTTCGGTGATTCTGATGTCCCTGGGCGGAGGGGCCCAGCCGCACGAGCACGAGATCGCGGCCTACGCGGTCAGGGAGGCTGCGGGCCACTCCCACGAGATTTCCAGGCTCGCGAAGTCCGACAGTGGATCCTCCGGGGTCGTGAAGGACAAGAAAAAGGCGGCGGAGGGCGTGGCCGGAAAGACCAAGACCAAGACGAAGGCCGAGGATCTGGCCGTCGGGAAGCCAGGGGACAAGGACTACAAGATGGCCGACTACTTCAACAAGGACGGCACGTTCAAGGACGCCAACGTCGGCTGCGAGAAGTACATGGCGGACGTCAAGGGCTTGAGCAAGGCGCAGGCTTCGATGGTCTGCAGAGTGCACATGGACAAAAAAAAAAGCATGACACCATAGTAGAAAAACTGCGGGAGGTTTTACCCGTAGGGTCCAGGCGGCGCCGGGCGGACGGGCGGGTCTGGATCAAGCAGCCCGGCGGGATATGGGCTCCGGAGAAGAAACCGGGGAACGGGGCCCCGGAAGGCCAGGAGGGCCCGGCAGGCTACGGCACGGTGTCGACGGACAGGTTCGTGAAGCTTCGGGACTCGAACGTGCCCACCAAGTACGCCGCCTTCGTGACGATGTACACGCCGGAAGAGTACAGAAAGAAAGAGGCAAAAACATACACGAGCCAGTCCGGGCAGAGCGGATATGCGATAGCGCCGGACGGCGATCTTATATCCGTGTTCTCGAAGCCGGGGACCGGAGCAGGGGCGGACCTAATGAGGGCGGCGATCAAGAACGGGGCAAAAAAACTCGATTGCATCGGGCCGTACCTCCCGCAGTTCTATGCGAAGTTCGGGTTTCAAGAGCACGATCGGATGGCATGGAACGATCGGTATGCCCCGCCGGGCTGGAACTATGAAAAGTTCGGGAGACCGGATATTATATTGATGGGACTGGGGGCCAAGATGAAAAGCGTGTCCAAGGATCAAAAAAGCGGCACCGACGATTTTCGGAAGCTGTCGATGGGCTTCGCCGAGGATTTTTTTGGCAAGGACTTCGTGACGGAGATCCTGGAGCACGAGAAGGCTAAAAAAGAGGGCCGCCGGCCGCCTGCGTCCCGATGAAGAAAAAAAGAAGGGTCGACGCGCGGAAGCTCCGCGAGAAGTCTAAGGCCGACGAGGCGGATGCCCTGTTCCGCGGGGCGGTGCTGCTGTTCCTCCGGACCTATCCGGAGGTGGCAGCCAATCCCCTGGTGATGGCCAAGGCGAAGAGAATCATCCGCCAGGAGTGCGAGGCCAAGGTGTACGGCATCATCAGGAGTGCCTGATGGCGAAGTTCTACCTCGACAGGCTGAGGCGCAAGTACGGCTACACCGGCGGGGCTCTCCAGGGCCTGATGCGCCAGATCATAGACGTCAACTCCGGTAACATAGCGAGGGCCACGGCGAGGATAAGCAAGGACCACTACGAGAGGGCCGTCCGCAGGTTTCCCAAGGGGGTGCAGAAGCGGTTCGTGCTCCCCGACATTTCGGAGGCCCTGCCGAAACGGAGCGTGTTCATCCGGAAGGCGGCGGAGCGCGGCAAGAGGCTCACCGACGAGCTGAGGGACTCCCTGACCGGGAACCTCCGCGACACGCTCAACGAGTTCGACAAGACCGGCAAGCAGGCTTTTATCACGCGCAGGGGCGTGGCGGCCGGGAGGATCAACCCGGAGCTGGTGGAGCGGTTCGAGGGGAGGATCACCAAGACCTTTTGGAACTACACGAAGCGGGACCCCAGCTACGGCATCCCGGCGAACATCCACGACATAGCCGTCACGGAGGTGCGCTCCGCGGCGGACAACATCAAGTGGGAGTACGTCAAGGCCCTCCGGAAGAAAAACGAGAAGGCGTGGTTCCTCAAGCGGTGGAAGCACAACAGGAGCCTGAGCAAGACGCCCAGGGAGCACCACATGGCAATCGACGGCCAGGAGGCCGAGCTCGAGGAGCCGTTTGTTCTCGGCAACGGGGTGCGGATAATGTACCCGCACGACCCGGAGGCGGATGCCGAAGAGGTGATCAACTGCCACTGCGACTTCGACGTGATCATCTCCATGCCGAGGAAGCCCGAAGAGGCCCCGCCGAGATGGTACCAGCGGCCGGGCGATTGACGGCAGAAACGGGCTTGACGGGAAGCACGCCAGGCCCTACACTTTCATCGAGGACTGAATGACAGACCTTTCAACGGTCCGGCAGGCCGAAGGCCTCCGGGTCCACTTCCACTTTCACCCCTACAACTTCGACTCCGGCGGACACGCGGTCGAAAAGGCCGACTCCTCCGGAGTGAAGCGAAAGTACCTCGGGGGCGTGGCCTCCGGCCCCAGGTGGGATTCCCACGGGGAGCGCATGACGCAGAAGGCCATCGACTTCTTTATGGAGCAGGCCAACAGGGGCGACGTGCTGCTCTACCCGGATCTCCACGGCATAGCGGCCTCCGAGGACATAGGCATCCTGGTGGCGGGGGATGTACTGGAAAACGGGGACTGGCACACCGAGTTCCGGCTGTACGACGAGCACGATCCGGTGGACCAGAGGGCCCGCGAGATAGCGAGCAAGGAGTGGCGCCAGGTCAAGGGGCTGCCGCCGTACAGCCATCCCAGGCAGAAGGGCTTCAGCGTGGAGGGGGACTGCCCGCCGGAAAGCATAATCCTCGTGTCGCGCGAGGGCCAGCGGGTCATGGACAAGGTGTTCCTGGACGGGGTGATCCTGACGCCCCGGCCGGCCTACACCGATTCCGTGGCGACCGCCGTCTACAAGGCCCTGGGCGAGGAGCTGCCGCTGGAGGGGACGATTCACAGCAAGATCAGGAACCGGCTCGAAGAGGGGGAGATCAAGGACTCCTACTTTCGCAGGCGGTATCAGGTGCAGGACGCCCTGGAGGAAATGATCCGAGAGGTCATGAGCTCCGGGGAGGGGGACAAGGGGGAGCTGCTCGGCGTTTTGTTCGACGAGTTCAAGACCCTCATGGTTCCGCTTGTGCTGGGCGCGGCTCCCATCTTCGAGGGGGAGGAGCCCGGCCTTGGCGTCGCCAGGGCCTTAAACGCTCGGAACGGTTCGGCAGACGCGTCTCACATGATGAGCGCCATCTACAAGAGCATGGACGAGCTAATCTTAATGTTTAAGGGGATAGAATATGCTGCCAGCTGAGATGAAAACGCTGATAGCTAACATCGGTTCACTTGTGGACCAGATGCAGCAGCTAAGTGAGGGCGAGGCGGCGGGCACCCCGAACGAAGATGAAGAGGAGAAACAGGTGAAAGCATCCAAAACCGTAGCCAAAGCACTCGACAAGGCCATAGCGGCCTCCAAAGACCTGTCCGAGGAAGAAACGGCTGCACTGATAGCGTATCTCAACGCGGGAAACGCGGAACCTGAGCCGGAGCTCGAACTGGAGCCCGGAGAGGAAGAGGAAGAGATCGCGGTATCGAAGCAGGAGGACGGCTCCACCGCGTCCGACGACGCGGAGGAGAGGATCGAGGACCAGACCACGATCAACGAGGAAAGCCTCGGGGAGATCGAAAAGGCGGCACTCAAGGAAGTGGACGCCGCCAAGAGCCTCGTGGAGGCGGGCGTTTTGAGGTGGGCCTCGAAGGGCGGCGAAGGCAAGGCCATGAGGGTCATAGCCAAGGCCATGGCCGGGATGGCGAAGGCCATCTCCCAGCAGGCTGAATCGATCCGCGTCATGGAGATGAAGGTCGGCGCCTACGACGAGGCGTTCGGGATCACCGACGAGGTGGTCAAGAAGTCCCTGGAAGGAATCCAGGGCGGAAACGGGAAAGGCAAGACGCTGGTGAACAGCGGAACCGGGCCCGTGGAATCCATGCAGGACACACTGAAGGTCCTCAAGGATATGATTGGCGCCGGCGGGGTGAAGGAACAGGAGGAGTCCCAAAAGGACGTCGGCCTGCAGAACACGAAGCGCCAGGAACTGGTCCGGAAGAACCTCGGCCAGGCCATGGGCCAGGGCGGAATCTTCACGGGCCGCGTGTAAGGCGCGGGCAAAACCAGAGGCAAGGAGAACGACATGTTGAAAAGAGCAGACGAATACAGGCGCCTCGGGGAGGTCCGGAAGTCTCTCATCCGGAAGGCCCTCGACTCGAGCACGGGCGTGGGCGAGGCCCTGATCCCCGAGAAGCTGGAGGAGATCATCTCGAACACCGTGGTGAGGCTCGCCCCGGAAATGGCGATCATACAGCCGGAGTTCGACCCGCAGAAGCTCCACGAGTTCAACCGGCTGACCGCCCTGCCGTCGGCAGGCGGGGCTATGGGCGAGGCTGCGGTGACCCCGACTCGCAACGCGACCTACTCGCGGGAGAGCGTGCAGATGAAGATTATCCGGCGCAAGGGCGCCGTGACGAACTTCCTGCAGGACGCCAGCGCGAGGTACATCGACGCGGCGTCTGCGGAGATGGAAAACCACCTCCTGGCGCACGTGTACGACCTGATCATCTACATGCTGTACGGCAACGAGCTGGCCGACCAGTACGCGTACGGCGGAGTAGACCGATGGGCCAGCACCAACAGGATCAACGAGGCGATCGGCGGGGTGGTGCCCACCGACCTGAGCGACCTGGACGAGATGATCGACCGGGGCAACGAGCGCCAGGCGCAGCAGCACGACCGCTGCTTCGTCATGAGCCCGAGGATGCTGTCCAAGTTCAGCTCCCTCCTCACCAACGTGAGGCTGCAACAGGGGCTGATAGGCTCCGGGCTGACCGTCATCGAGATCAACGGCGGGTGGAGGCTCAACGCGTACCGCGACATCCCGATCATCGAGAGCGGCGCCACGAGGCCCAAGGCCCAGATGACCGTCGTCGGGACGGCCAAGGCGGGAGCCGGCAGCGGCATACCGGCGGACACCTACTACTTCCAGGTCGCGCCCGTGACCTGGGACGGGGAGCAGATAGCCAGCGCGGAAGTCAACATCGCGACCACCGTCGAGGACACGATCACGCTCAGCTGGACGGCGTATCCCGGGGCGATGTTCTACAAGGTGTACGTTTCCAAGCTCGGCGGCGACGGGGCGGGCGCGGGGAAGCTCCGGCACGTGCTCAGCGGGTTCCAGTACGACGGCGCGGGGACGATCACCGGCCCCACGATAAACCACATCTTCAGCTCGGACCCGGCCGTGGCATCGGCTTCGGTGCCCGTGCACCTGCAGAACGACCTCCCGCTGAACTACACGGCGGGGATCCCGCCCGAGATCGTCATGCTCTGGGACCTCGACAAGTACCAGGGCATGGGGAAGCTGCCGTACACCAACAGCGCGGGCAGCCGCTTCGGGGGACTGGTGACCATCGAGGAGCTGGCCAGGACCGACGACTTTCTCCCGTTCATGATCAAGAGCTACGCGGCACTGTGCCCCGCCTTCGAGGCGACCAGCACCATACACCGCGGCCTGCGGGTGGCGTAGCGGAGACGGAAAAAAGCGGGCTTCCCCTTCCGGGGCGGCCCGCATATTCGCGAAACGAACGAGGAGGGAGACATGGCGAAAGTGCTGACAAGCAAGGACATGGCGCTTCCGGACAAGAAGCCGGAAGCCGAGAAGATTCAGGAGAAGCCGGCGGCGAAGGTCAAGGGCAGGTTCGTGTTCCAGGTCCGCTGCGAGCACGTGCCCCAGGAGGGCAAGAGTAACATCGCCTTTGCCGGACCGGACGGAAAGACCGTGCAGCTGGAGCTAAAGGACGGGGTCTTCAAGCTTCCCTCGAAGATGCCCCTCGGCGCGGCGAGGGACTTTGTCAGATACCTGGTGTCGAAGGGGCTCGAGGACGAGTCCCGGTTCGTGCCGGAGGGGAAGGGCGCGGCGAAAGCGGCCCCTCCCGACGACGAGGGGAAGGAGAAGGAGCCCGAAGCGGCCCCCGAGAAGGCAGAGGAAGAGGACAAGGCGCAGGAGCCCGATACTGAGCCCGACACGGAGCCCGAGAAGGAGCCAGGCCCAACGCCCTTCGAGCTCGTCCACCCGGACGACACGCGGGCCAACCCGATCAACGGCAAATACGTGATCAAGGTCGGCGGCAAGAAGGTAAAGCTCGACGTCGTGGACGGCAGAGTGGAGACGGAGGACCGGAACGTGGTCGACGCCCTGGTCGAGGCGGGGTTCCGGCCGACGTGGGGCCCTGAAGGGGAGGAGGAAGAGAGTGAAAAAGCTTAGCGCGGGCGAGGCGAGGGGACTTAACAATCTCAGCCCCGGCGACCAGAACGTGATGATTGGCGACAGGATCAGGGACCTCGAGGAGAACGCCCTGGTCGAGCTGTCCTACGCAATAGTGGCAGACCTGACCGGGGGGCTCGACGCGATACAGTGCCCGTTCGCCGTGGAGATACTGGACGTGATAGTTCAGGCCAGGGCGACGAGCGGGAGCGGAACCGTGACGGCCCAGAAGGGGGGGAACGCCATAACGGACGCCATAGTCATGGCGGTCGACACGACCGTGGTGAGGGCCGGAACGCTCGACGTCGCGTACTCCCTTTTGGCCGAGGGGCAGTACATCAACCTGGTGACGAACGGCGCGGCCGACCGGGGGCTGGTGACAGTCATCGCGCGAAGGATCTGACGGCGGGGGGTTTTAAATGGACACACTCGACATACGCGAGGCGAGGTCTTTAAACAACGCCAATCCGGCAATGCAGAAGGGGAGGCTCGGCGAAAGGGTCAGGCAGCTGGAGCTGAACGCCCCTACTCCTGCCGTTGTCGTGCCCAAGGTGATCCCGATCGGCAACTGGAACATGGACGCCGACCAGATGGTGCAGATCGCCCACGGGCTGACGTGGGCCGACATTCGGGCGGTCCAGGTGGGGATCATCAACGACTTTGGCACGAACATCTACTTCCTGCCTTACGCTTCGGCTGCCGATGCCGTAGGGGCAACGTTCCAGACGCAGTCCGCGATTATAATGATCATACGATTCAGCCCGGGGTTTTTCGACCATGCTGACTTCGACCTGACCCCGTTCAACCGCGGATTCATCACGGTCTGGTACACGCCATAGGAGGGGACGAACGGTGCAGCTGTGGGAAAGCTCAGACTGAAAGGCCCATTCTCCCGCGTTCACCTGCAGTGGTTCGCCGGCGCGCCGCCCGCCTACGCCTCGGGCAACATCGACAACGCCACAAGAAACCTCGGCAACGCGGTAAACACCCCGGTCACCGGCTGGAACAAGGGAAGCCATTTCGTCGTCGCGATTGCCCTCGAGGCCGCCGCGGCCGGGGAAATAGTGAACGCGAACTGC